CATCTTTACGTTATCCTTTCTGTTTTAATATTTCATTCTTTTGTTCTTCTGTAATCCAACCAATAGAAACAAAGCTGAACATATCTTCATCGGTAAATAGCTTTTTACGGTAATATTCCTTAATGGTTTCAAACATCATTGCGCTGTCACCTGCGCTTTCAAAGCAGCAATCTCCCGCATCAGCATGGCATTGATTTGTTCTTGCTCTGTCGGTTCAGATGTAGGCGGATTTTCTAACGCTTCCATATGCTCGCTGTATGCTTGTTCACCTGTTTTCAGCATTATACCCTTGTCATCATATCTAGGCGTAAATATCATCCCATCATCTGAAATATAGCAGTTGTCCCATTCGCTTTCAGGAATAAAAGCATTTTTTAAAATTTCTGTGTTCATAATTGCATCCTCCTACTCAGCTATGATATATGGAATACAGCAAGTATAACTGCCTTTTGCCAGTATTCCGGATACACGAACAATTCCGTTAATCACACCAATTGCTCCTGTATTGCTTGCGTTTCCGCTCGGATTAACCATAGCCGGCTGCCATGCATAATATCCGGTAGGTAAATTAGCGATAGTGGTATTGTTTGCAATTCCTTGCGTTGACGAAACGGTAATTGCCAATATGACCATTCCAATATTACCGCATTTATATACTTGGTTATACCAACCTTGAGATGCCGCCCCGTTTATCATCGTAAGATCAACCGGTGTGGCTTGTGAAAAATAACTCGGAGCAACATAATCCGTTCCGGCTGTTGCTGCCGATATTGTCCCTGCACCGTTACCTTTTAAAATCCCGCTTGCATAAATCATATTTTGCTTTGTGTTAACTTGTGCCGGAGTTGCATAATCTGTCCCAGCAGTTGCTGCTGAAACTATACCGTTTCCTTCTCCTTTTAAAATTCCACTTACTGCAAGTTTGGCTTGTTTACCATTTTGTAACGCTGTTATATTCGTGCTTAAATCGGCAATTTTAAATGATACGGTTGTATCGTCGCTGCTGTTTATAGGAATATTAGTGCCAGAAATAGGAATGTTTCCAAACTCGTTTGCTGCAACATTATTGACCATCAACGGCACACCTGTAATACCGCCCATTCCATCTCCCATCAGATAACCTGATTCTGTGATTGGTGTTTGATAATCCACTCCGGGAACCGCAGCTTCGGTAATAGGTGAGCCATCATATTCATCACGATGAAACTTAACCAAACCTTCATCATCGTTCTCGGTAGTCGGTAAACTGTTGTGTGCCATACTATTTACGACAGTGGACAGAGCAGTGTCTTGCCAGTAATCCGATGTATCTGGCATGTTAATTTTAGAAGCATCAAGCAAAATATTTCCGCCAGAATCGGCAGATGTACTATTTACAGTTATCGGCGCACCGGTGATGTTACCGTTTCCGTCTCCGATAAGATATCCCGCTGCGGTAATTTTTGATTGCTTGTCAGTGTGTGTATGGCTGGTTGAAGCCTTACCGTCCAAAGCTGCTTTTATAACTTTGTTTTGAACTGGATTTGTGGATGTGTCTGAAAGTTCAGAATCCACAGTCACCGTTCCACCGCTTCCACCAGTTCCGTTCATAACATCGAAAGTTTCGGTTCCCGTCGCGTCAGTTATGCTCACACGATGACCGTTTGTTATGTTGGTAACAGTGACGGACGGGGATATGCCATCAGTACCATTTTGACCTTGTTCGCCTTTAAGATCGGCAGACGATGTACCGCTTGCAGATGTTACAGTAAGCGTAGTACCATTCCAAGAATGTGTACATGACGTTCCGTCAACACCATCTGTACCATCTGTGCCGTCAGTACCTTTTTCCCCTTTTAGCGCCGCCAATTGCTCTGCTGTAAAATCAGCGTAGGTGAAAGGATCGCCTTTTGCCCCTTTTAAATCCCCTGTGTACGTGTATTCGGTTTCATTCGCTTTTTTAAATCCCACCTTGTTTGTCTGCACATCATAATCAATTTCTGTGCTGTCTTTAATAGCTTGCGCTTGATCCTTATACTGTCCGGCTAGAGTTGCTGAATCAGTTGCTGATTCTGCATAATACGCCGCATCCATTGCATATTCACACGCATCTGCAGCTTGCGCCGTGGCTGTACTTGCCGCTGTTTCCGCCACTGTCTTGTATCCCAATATTGTAGCTGCGTATTGCTCCCATACATCCGGCGAGGGTGCCGCTGCCGGAGAAGTAGAGGACGAAAGGCTTTTTTCTACGCGAACGGCAACCGCATTGGTAGTTACCCTCTTTTCCACTACGCTAGAAGTGTTTTTTACACCGTAAGCGCCAACATAAAGATTTCCGGCATCTTCCAGCAACTCATGCGGCAAAATACATTTCCCATCATTCAATGAAACGAAACAGTTTGTGGTCGAATCACGATAAAACACCGCATACAATTCCAACCCGTCATAGTCATCGGAAAAAGAAAAACTGCATTCCACCGAGTTTACATTCTCGGTGGTTAGCAGTTCCTTGTCCAATCTTGTGATTTGATTCTTTTCAATTTTAAATTGCATAAGCTTTTCACTCCTTTTGATTTACTGATTTCAGTGCATGAGATCATAAATTTTATTTGCGTCTCCGGCTGAAATACCTAGCTGCCGCATGCGCGAAATTTGTTTCCGCTTTAAAGAACCGCGAATCGTTTCGCCGCTTGCGTTTTTGTCGCTTTCCATATCTTTCACCGAAACATACGCATAAAGGTAATTATACAAATCAACGCCGGATTCTTCCACTTCATTAAATTTCTTAATGGTTGGAGTATCGTCAAAATCAATTCCTCGTCCTTTATAAAACTCGACTTTTGCGCTTTCTTCTGCATATCGGTACATTTTACCCACTGCAACCGCCTTTTCCTCGTTTGACATGTTACTATATGCAGTGCTGTTAATCAGTTTTTGAAGTTGTTCATGAGAAGCTTTTCCAAGCGTTTTTTGATATTGCGTATATTCTTTTTCGGATAACCGATATGTATTTCCGCCTGTTGACAGACTTGATTTGGCACTGTGTGGAACAACGCCTGTGTCAGATGTTGCTTTGTATAGCCTTGCCATTTCTTCCGTAACCGAATCGTTTGTGTTCTCTGAATAATATCCAGGAGATGCAAAGTTTTCAAACGCATTTAACACCCAATTATCTGCAACTTGCTCATTCCCCCATTTGTCAATATACGGCTCCAACAGCATACTTACACCCGGAATTTTAGCGGCTGTTTTCTTAATTGTTTTATCAATCAATTTTCCTGCTGCGCTGTCTTTCGGAGTATAATAGCTATTTCTTCTTGTGGTGTCTACTGTGCGAGCCGTCTGACCAAGTATTGTAGGAATGCCCTGACCGAGGTATCCTGAAACCGTATTAGCCGCCAAATCAACAGTTGGGTTATCGCTGTATCGTACTGTTTTAATACTGCTGTTAATGCCTTGCAGCATGGACAAATTAAACATAGGATCAGAAATTCCAGTTAACGCATCCAGAACACGACCGATTCCCGCTCCGTTATCCGCGTCCCCACGTTCAACAGCATTTTCAATCTCTGCTCCAATAAATAACGGCATAGAAAGCGGTGCAATCCAGTCAATCGTATAAGACTTCCCGAAAAACTGTAAAGCATACTCTTGATTTCCTGACAACTTATCAAACTCGCCCTCTTTATCATCGTCAGAAGTTGATGTTAATACGCCCAAACTGCTAAGAAGAACGCCCACCATCATCATTGCTGTGCCGCTTAATCCGCATGATAGCGTATCGATTGCTTGTGATGCATTCATATTGCCTTTTTTGACATCCCATGCAAGCTCTTTGATTCCTTTTGCGATTCCAAATGGGCTGTATTCTACGCCGCGCTTTAAAATGTTGATTGGCGTTTTCTTAAACGGCAGTAATCCCTCCACTAAAACCTCCGTAGCAATATTTTGATGTGAGAACTTATTTAATGCGTTTGCCACTTCGGAAGTGTCTTGAAAAGTTGCTCTTTTTGCTTCTCTCATAGCGTAATTTCTGGCAGAATCCAATTGGCTGTCTGTAAGGTTTTGATAATCCCATCCGCGCGCCTTGATAAATTGAGCGAAACTTTTGGAGTATCTTTTCCGCTTTGCTTTTGTATCTTCCCATTCAAGCAAATTGCTGTTTGTTTTTCTCGCCCATTCTAAAGCCTTATTTTTAAATACCTTTTCTTCAACATCCAGCCCGTTTAACGATTCGTTGTATTTGTTTTTGCTGGATTTGGATTCTTCTGCATTTACGGTGTCAAAATCGGATTTGGCAAATTCAATCGCCGCTTTGTCTTTTGCTGTCAGACGTGCTTTTGTGCGGTTATCTTTCGACAACGTTCGTTCTAAAGCTATTCCGATTGCATTTTTTCCGTTCACCATAGGAGCAAACAGCGCGTTTCCAAATATATTTCTGATATGAGTGCGAGGATTTCCTAACATAGCAAGATATCGCCATTCATTCCATTTACGAACCGCTTTTTCCAGTTTAGTAGGCTCTGGCATCTGTTTTGCAATGTTCTTATGTACCATGTGTTCTATGGCATCCATTTCCTCTTGGGATTTTGCATTTAGCATGCGCTTTTTTAGATTTTCGTCTACTTTAATGGTTTTCGCCTTTCCGTTTGTTTTGCGGTCTATTTCTTTTTGAATACGATACACAAGCTTGTCAATCTTGTAAACTCTACCCTCAGGCGTTAAATTTTTAAGTAATCTGATGGACTGAGCGTTTTGTCCGGCTCTGGTCGCTTCTTCTGCTAGATCAACCATAAGCTCCTGCGTAACCTTGAAATCACCGTTATGCGCCGCTTCAATATACATCTGCTCTGCCAAAGCCATATCATTTTTTGATACTTTCCTGTCCTCATTGACAAGGCTTTTCCAGTATTGATAGCACTTTTCAAATCCCCATTTATCCAAGCGGTCTTTGGCAATTGAAACGGCTGATTTATCGCTCACGACTTTGTAATCGTACACGTCATTGGCAATATCCACTTTTAAACGATCAACCAATTCGCTCGGCGTTCCGTTTGCTTCCATTGCAGTGCGGACGGTTCTGCGCACCTTGGTATCATCATTCATCTGTTTCGGAACTTTAACATCCCTTGCCGGATTTTCTCCGGGAGGAATCGCTCCGTATTGCTCCACAGCGCTGTCATAATCATCGGATAGAGAATACTGTGCGCCGGTATTTTTTGTATTTGCTCCCATTTTATAAACTTTAGCATATTGCCCCTCGTCACCGTTTATCCAAGCTACACTATCAAGTGCGACAACCCTTGAATGAACATTTGCAGGCTCGCCCCCGGCATAGTCTAATGCTTGCTGATAAGAAGTGGAAACAAAAATGCCGTTTTTAATCGGATATGAACTATATACTCTGACAGTACCTCGTTTTAGCGCTCTTTCCGCATCTTCTTTGGAAAAATCCCCCCAAGTAAAGCTGTCCTCGTCATCAATTACTTCCGAAAAAGTTTTAATATCTTTAGGGCTTCTTATGCCTGTATGATAATCATCCCACATAGGATTGTTTTTTTGAATGATTTCAAACTGAGCATTTTTAAAAGGAGTGGATTCAGAAACATCGCGACTAAGCTGTTCCTGTTTGGCTATCTGTTTTTTCTTTTTGTCAATCATATTCATAACAGTAGAAGAACCACGCTCATAGTCTTTGACAAGTCTTTGCTTTTCTCTGCCAACAATATAATCATATTGATTATCATAGCCGGCTTTTAATGCTTTCAAATCAGTGCTGATTTTATAGGCATCATCAAAAGACATATTATCAAATTCATCGCTTGCCTTGATTTTTTCCAATTCTTCAATACTTTTTGAAATTTTAGTTTTATCTTCGTATTTGAATTGTTCATAAAACTCATCGTCAAACAACAAATTAAAATCTGACTGTTGGTCTTGATCTGAATCACTCAAAGAGTACTGCGCTTTCCCGGTATCATTTTTCTGCAAATTGGATATACTGGTATTGACATCCTGTGCTTTTTGTGGTACAGTAGTGTCAGAAGAATTGATAGAGGAACTGGGTAACGGCAATTTGAGCCTATTAACCGTCAGCCAACTATCGATTCTTTTTTTATCTATATATCGAATATTGCTTTTATTAATATATCCTTGTAAATTTACATCTTTTCCATAAGCACTCGCAACCTTGATAATGTTCAATGCATGACCGGATTTATCAGTTGGATTTAATTCTAACACGGTTAATACAGGAGATCCTTTAGCATCGTATACCTCTCCGAATAATGTTAACCTACCTTTGACTGTTTGAGAGTCCATAACTAACACTGGATTTTCTAGTATATTAGGCACCTGTTTAATAACACTGTCAGTCATCTGAGGATGTTTTTCTCGGATTTTTTTTAACTTTGAAGTATCCCAATAAATAAACTTATCGTTTATCCCTAAACTTTGCAATACTTTAGAAGTTGTTCCTACCCTTATTTGAAAACCGGTTCTCTGCTTATCCCATTCATCATATGTTTTGTTAAAATTAGGATCTATGCTATATTTCGCCTTGCCCTCAATTCCTGCACGTTTGTCCGCCGCTTTTAATGCCTTCACGTACATCCGTTCCGCTCTGATAAGCAATTCCGATTCTGTATCGCCTTTCATCGCTGCAATCTGCTCCCGAATCCAGTTTACGATACTGCGTGCAATATTCGGTCTTTTTTGGGCAAGATACTGAATTGCTTTTTCATCGGTAAACAAATGCTTTCCGGCAAAATTGGCAATGAGCTCTCTTTCCGCTTCGCCGTCCTTTAGAATTTCACCTCTTGCACGATAATTGTCGTATATTTTTCGAATCTCTGCGGCATAATCGGTACCGAGCGTTTCGCCCATTTCGTCATAATAGCTTCGTACCACTTTCAGCAATTGTTCGTACCGATATTTGTCTTTTTCCAGATAATGCGTTAATTCATGCTTAAAAATAACAAGACTTGGATTTTTAGCATAAGGGCTGACATAAATAACACCGTTTTCATATTTTCCCTCAATCGGTGATCCTTTTGCATCTACGCCCAAATCCATGATTTCAAACGGAATCTTGTGGTTTTTTGCAATTGCTTTCATGACTTTCAGTTCAGATTCCGGAACACGAATTTTACGATTTTCGGTAATATTACCCGTATTTTCGCGTATACTGTTCTTGACACCGCTAAGCTTTTGTGGTATAGTGGGGTTAGAAGAATCGGGGTAGTCACTAAATAGGTTCGGTAACGGTTGATTATCAACCGCCAGAGTTCCGTGTGACGGCTCCGATTCTATTTTTATTTCATCAATGGTATGATAATAATACCGATTTCCTCCAGATGGAGGATTTTTAATTTTCATAGATACAGTATACGGTTTTTTATTGATATATATTTTTGATTTATACTTATTCCAAAAAAACGGTCTACCTTTTTCATCCGGGATATCTTTTTCTACAAGTTCAGAATTTTCTATGATTGCTGGCAATTCCAGAATGCTTTCTAAAAAAGGAATATTGTTTCCGCCTCGTATCTTTTTAGAAACCTCATTTATTCCGTTTGGAGTAATATACACCCGACTGTTATCAGATTTAATGGTAATTCCTTTATCTTCTCCGATTATTTTACCGGTATTATCAAACTGAGTAATATAGTTATCCTGCGCATATTGTTTGATAAAAGAACGTTGTTTCTCGGGCTCTACATTCTGAAACACATTGCTATAAATCCTAACTGTTCCGTCAGATCCGATTCTGGAATAATTATATTTACCGCTGATATCCTGCACAATTCCCATTTTCATAGCTTGCGCAATTGCAGCACGATTTTCAAGCTGCTCTTGTTGCAACGCCTGCTGTTTTTTGGCGTTGTTCTCCACAACGGTATTGAAAACTTTTGCAGTACCAGCAGATGCTCCACCGAGTATACCACCGACACTCGCCCCAACCGCAAAATTTTCAGCCATCTCTTTAGGATTGATAACTGCACTTTCTTTTGTAGAAAATATAGGAGTTTCCGGAGCATAAGTAGTCTTTTTTACAATTCCCTCAACCGGATATTGCAAGACTTCTTCTAATCCTTCTTCTAAGGCAGACTTGAACACATCCCCCGCCAGACCTTTGGTTTTGTTTGCAAGCTTTGCAACTAATTTTTCAGTACCACCTGATACTTCAATTAAAGATTGCGGTATTGCATTTAATAATGCCGCACGAATTGCCGTGTTGGTATCCGCTCCGTTTTGCTTGGCATCTTCATAGGTTCCGCCGAATGTTTGTACAGCGGAATATATGAAATTAGGATTTTTAGCAATTTCCTTAGCAGTATTTGCCGCAAGTTGCGCGGTAGATAAATTAGCCCCTGTCGTTGCCGCCTGACCAGCTAAACTTGTGCCACCTGACATAGCACCTAATACGGCGGTTGGAACAGCTTGAACAGTTCCAGACACCAAAGCATCTACATAAGGATTCAAATTTCCATTTTCGATTTCTGATTGCTTTTCCGCCTGTGCTCTTTCATTTTCTTTTAGATAATAATCATATATCGGCTTTAACGGTCGATAATCTGAACGCTGAAACAAATCCCCCCATACAAAATCATCAACCGCTTTAACTGCTCCCATGATATTAGCGTTAATTCCGGTTAATCCTGCATAAGCAGAATCGCCAACAGCAGATACCTTATCTCCTGATTTTGATTGCTTTTCTGCATTAGTCCTATGCAAATCAGAATTAGTACGTTGTACTGTTTGCGAATTGTTCTGCTGTTTTTGGCTTAACTCTTGATTAATTTGATTAAAAACTCTATCGCTATATTTTTCTTTTTTAAGGGATTCAAAAATTTCATCAGCATATGTTCCCATGCGTACACCGCCTTACTTCATTAATTGTGACCCGTACCCAGCTTTTTGTCTAAGAGTTGCAGCGGTCTTAAACCAATTACGATTTAATCCCAATTTTTCGAGAGCGTCTTCCACATAATCTGAATAATCACTGTCAAGAGACAAAATATAATTATATAAATTTTTTCTTCCAGTTACATTTCCATTGCCATAAGCGTCTATCATCTCTTGTGTTACTTTTTTTGCATTATCAGAAGCAGTTTTTTGTGCCGCCGCTTGTGCTGTTATTTGGGAAGCTTTTGCGCTTAAATCATTCAAATATTGCTGATAATCAAAGTTGTTTTTATCGTTCCATCGGTTGTAATCCTGCTGATCTAACGACAGAATATTGTTGTACTGATTTTGCAGTAAACTGTATTGGTTTTTTAGCTTATTTAATGCAGCTTCTTTATATGTCGGAATCAGATTCTGAGAATTCTTTAAAGCATTGGCGTATACGCTGTCAGAAGCAACCTGCTGAGCGGTAGATGTTGCACCAATTCTGTTCGATAATCTTCCGTAAGCGTTACCAGCCGCAATTTTTGCATCATCTTGAATTTGATTATTTGCTGCAATCCATCCGGCATCTTTAGTGTGATCATAAGTGTTGTCAAAGTTGCTGATCTGATTGTATGCGGAATTCATCTGATTATCTAAATCATTGAGTTTTTTACCATACTTGCTGACATAGGCTTGATAATTGTATGCCATAATAATTTCCCCCTACTGTATACTGTTTTTCTTGATAAACGGTTCAGAAAAATTCTGTTTATCAAGATTGTTTAAGATATATTCCAATTCTCGCTTTAGGTTTTTAATATTGTCGTTCAACACTTTTATGCTTTCCTCACTTTTGCCAGGAACAATGTTTTTCCCTCTGCTGAATTTCACCAGCGCCATATTCACGCCCCCAATACTCTAAATTCTCGTTTAATATAGTGTACGATTGTTTTTCCGGTTCCGCTAACCTTAACTTGAAAATAATCGCAAGGTGGCAATAACACTGGTACTTCTTTCACAAAATCGGTTGTACCGTTCCACGAATATACCGTTTTAAATATTCCTTTATCTAAACTGATCTCGATTTTCAATGCTGTTGTATCTATCTTTTCAAATCCGATAACCAGTTTAGAAATTATCTTTTTCCCTTCTTGATATTCATGGAATTGCTTCGTTGTAAAATACCAGTCAGACAATGCTGTGTCAGACGATCGAAACAAGCTAACAATAGAATAGGAGTTTTCTCCAGGAATATTTGAATACTCTACCGTTTTCAGGTATCTGTCATTATTAAAGAAGCATTGTGGATAAATATAATTGTCCCCTATTTTTTGCTTTGACCACGCCTTGGTATAAGTGTCATAAATGTATTCCCCAATATAATAATATCTATTGTCGGAAAATGCGTATTGTTGATGATACGAATACGCATTGTTGGATTGAGTTGCGGGGCTGAAATTGTTCAACTTAATATTTTGAGATATCAGTTCTGGAGTTCCCCCATCGTATTCCATTACTCCTAAATCAGATAAAAAATATAGCTTTCCGTTGCAAATAGCAACACTATCCGGATATGGGCATCCAACGGAATCGATTCTGGTTAACGAAAATGGATTATATTCTCCTAGCAGCATATACATGGAGTTTTTCTTAAAAAATATAGGATAATCCCGATAATTCACGCCACAAGTAAAATCTCCATCATCAAGCAATTGAATTGCCTGCGCACACATTGCGTTAGTTTCCCCATTTACACTATACGTTTCCCATTTTTCTTCTGTAATATCGTTATCATAACTGATATGAATAGAAGTTCCGTCTAATATAATTAGACGAGACCCGAAAGCCATTAAACTTACCACAGACCCCGGATTGTTTATCACAAAATTGTTAACATCTATTTCTTTATTCGGATTTTCATAAACAATTAACTGGCGCGTATACATTTCCTCTGCTTCATATAGGTAACAAAATACTACTAATGTATCATTATAGATATCAAAATCGCTCAATATGAATTCTCCGATATTACCACTGTATATTGTTATTTGTGAAGTTGTGGCACTAGAATTTGACTGTTTGATAATAGTTGCAGTGATTGTCAATTGATCGCCTAATTCTTTTTCTAAAATCATAACATTCTTTTTTGCGCGAACTCTATATTGTCCCATTGCTTCAACCGCATCTCCATACTGTTCATACCCATCCATAACCGAAACAGCAGGATATTCCTCTAAACTGATGTTGCAGCAATCAGAAAATTCTCCGTCCGCAATCGATTTGCGTTCGTTTAGACCTCTGAACGTTGCAATGGTCTGTGTTTTTTTCTTAATTTGATTTAATTTCGGCAACAAGTACATAATGAATCCTTTCCCCGTAAAAAACGGTATAAAAAAAGCACTACACACAAAGTGAAGCGCTTGACAAAATAGGAATTTATCGTTATAATGATGATAGAAAAGGCGTTACCGGTAAACGGTTCGCCCTCAATCGAGATTAAAGAATAACCGCCGACTTTTGGACGAGAGGGCGGTTATTTCTTTTTGTTTATAGTAACGCATAGCGTAATTACAGCAATCAAGACCAAGCTAAATTGAAATAATCCGTCATATGTAACCATAAGCATCGCCCCCTTTCTGAGGGCTCGCTTTTCAACAAAAAGCAGATTGAACCGCCTACCGCTGGGCTGGTAACGCCTTGATTCGAATTATATCACAATCCATATAAGGTGTCAATTTTCACCACATATTCGTATATTTTAGATTATTGTCAGATTCCGATTTACTGAATGTGCGCCGTCTGAACTCTGTTGCAGCATTGTTGTATAATACAAAATAATTGCTGTACTCTGCCAGATCCCCGCAATAGAGTGAAATCTGCGCCAGAGCATAATAAAGCAACACGTTATCAAGATATTCGCCCGTGGCATAATCGTTGTTTCCGTCGCAAACAAGCGTGACAGCTTCCTCGAAAAAGCCGAGAATGTCGCTGTCATTTAAAGCGCTTGGTTTGATGCGTTTTACTTTTCCGAGAAGTCCGTCATACATTTTGTTTCACCTATTCCCTTTTGCCGGTCGAATCGCTTACTTCAATGGCATATTGCGCCTGTTTCTGCGCGTTATCCAAAACTTCTGCGACGAAATCAGGTACTTCCACATCTACGCCGCGTTGAATAATAAATACCTTTCCGTTTACGATAACTTGTACATCGTCTTTGTATTTGTCATTATCCTTGTATAAACGAATCGTTTTAGTGTTTTTCTGTGTCTTACTTTCAGCCATGATATTTTCATCCTTTCAAATAAATCAAATTGGGGCGGGATTACCGCCCCTTATTGTTTTGCATCAATATGCAGATGCGGTCTCCACACGGACCATAAATGCTTGTGTTAGAATGCAAGCCGTCTTTGTCGCTTTCCAGCCAACAGTAGAACGCTGATTGAGCGGGTCTGCGGAACCAGCAGAGCCTTTCGGCTTCACGATCATTTCCAAGCCGCCGCCATCGATAGAAGTAGTACCGTAAGCATCTGCGCCGAGGAACAGAGTAGAATATACATCAATAGAACTTGCTCCTGCTTTTTCAAAGATTTTTGCTTCGGATGTTTCAACAAATCGAACACCGTACAGCCGACCGATTTCACCGGCATACAGGTTTTTAGGATTGTATGTTGCTACCGCTTCCCATTTAGTATCATTCATCAAATCATACGCAACATCCGGATGAATGATTGCAACGTAATCTCCGTTAATTTTCTTCGCGTTCATCCGCTTTAACGTAGTCACGGCACGTTTTACTGCTGCAACTGTCATGACATCGGTGTCGGTAATAGCAGAACGAGAAGTTTTAGAACCGTCTCCGTATTGTACGTTGGTTCCTGCGTTGAGGATTTCGCGTACAACACCGTCCAGAGAAATACCAGCCTGATCGCCTAAGACTCGACCTGCCTCGGTGATATTATTGTCGATAGCGGTCATGTCCAGCATATCAGAGGTAGTTACGTAATCTCCGTATTGGCTTACCGTTGCGGTAACGGTTGCCCAGTCAAGCTTTTTGCCGTCCGGAGTAACACCTTCCGTCAGCGGAGTAGTGGCTTTTGCAAACGGATTCAAGCGACGAAATTCGATTGTTTTACCGCTGTTTTTCGGGATCGGCTTTTTCTGTCCGAACTGGTCATGTACCAGATTTGGCACCGCATTTTTGATAATTACCTTGTCATAAAAGGTTTTCATCTGCGGGGACATTTCCTGTCCGGTACCGGTTTGTGTGGTGGTGTTTGTGTTCGGGTCTGCAAATAACTGCAAATTAATCATTTTGTTCATTTTTCATTTTCCTTTCTACAATTCAATTCTTTCTCCGCGCATTGCACGGGCTGCAAGTGCTTCGATTTCATCATCACTCATAGAAGCAACATGGTTAGAAGTGTTTGCAGCTCCCACCGAAACTGCCGCACTTTCTGCCGGTCTGCTTCCTTTAGCAATAATGTTATCCACTACTTGCTTGCTGGTTTTCTGTGCCAGCTTTTGTGTAATTTCTTCCAAGTGTAACGCATCATAAGCCTTTTTCACATCAAATCCTTGTCCTAAAAGAGCACGAAACTGTTGATTTTCTGACAACTCTGTCACATCAATGTTTCCGTATAATTCAGGATTTTGTTCTGCAAGCTTTGATACATCATTGGTTAAGGCGGATATAAACTGCTGGTGCTGAAAATTTTGAATTTGCCGCTGCATATCCTGCATTTGACGTTCCGATTCCATTCTGGCTCGATACTGATCCTCCGAAATACCCTCGTTATAGGCAATCTGTGAAATCATATCATTTTGAACGCGGTCGATTAACGCCGATTCATCTGAAACGCCGTAATGTTTTTGCAACATTTCCAACATCGGAGCAAGTTTATCCAGTCTTTCGGTTTTCTCCCGTTCTCCGCGTAATCTTTGACCGATAATGTTATCAAAATAGCTTTGATATTCTTCCTGTGTCTGAAATACGCGAAACGGCTCTTGTGGTTGGGGCGCGTTGGATTCCCCGTTATCCTCGGCATTATCTTCTGCCGTAGTTTCTGCAACGCTTTCCATTGATTCTGCGGTATCCTCTGCGGATTCCGATACTTCTGCACCTGAAATGTCGGTAAAATCTTCTTCTCCGAACAATTGCAGATTGATTTTTTGGTCAAACATATTTTTCTCCTTGCGCGGTCTTTCCCGTGTGTCTTTGAATGCAGTACAGTTTAACGTCATGCACTGAAAGGACAAGGTGCTGTAAAAGTGATTTTAAGGCATTCCGGATAATCATGTTCGATTGCTTTCAGCCCTTCAAAAATCGCCGTCATTGCCCCTTTGGTTTCATTGGTAATATTCGATATTGTTATCGTTGTGTCGGACACAATGGCTGTTTTCGGGGCAATTTTGTTTATGCCAAGCACCAACGCATAAAACAACGCGGACACACCCGCACAAACAATATCTTTTCCGATCTTGTCGTGCCCAGCATGCCCGTGAAAAACAGCGGTTATTTGATTGTCCGACTTTGTGATATTCACCTGTATCACATGGCAACACCACCCCCGACATTCTCCGAATCAGGCGGTATACTTTGCTCTTGTGGAATGCTTGCCTGTTGCATTGCCATTTGCTGTTGCATCTGCATCATCTGCATTTGTTCCATTTGTGCCTGTGCTTTTAAATCCTTTAATCCGCGAATAATACTGTCTTTGTTCTCCATGATCATGGCATTTAAAGCAATAATTGCGCTGTCTGCCGCCTGCGCTGTAAATGCGCCAGATTGCAACAACTGCATTACCATCTGATTGTGGGTGTTGGTGTTAAACGGGTTTTTCCTCTGCGGAATGATTTTAATATCGAATACCGCTTTCCGATATACCGTTTCTCCTGTCACAGTCATTTGCGGCTGCGGCTTTATATTTTGGTTAGATATGGTCCCGTATTCCACTTCCCCGTTATCTCCGGTGATTCTGAACGAGCGTTCCTCATCATAGAATTCCCGAATCAGCTCGACACATAGATTCACAATATCCTTAAATGCTCGATAAGATGATTTGATGTTGTCTCTGGAAAGCTTGTTTCCTGCTTCCTGCAATGCGGATATCGCTCCCGCTGCCGTTACGCCTCCTGTTACGCTTCCCTGCGCAAAATCACGATTTCCGATTACTTCTTTTAATTCGTTAATCTTGTTCTGCCTGTGCTGTATGATATGGGACGGGATAGCCGTTGCCTGAAACGCTCTGACGGCAGTTTCGTCCACGGCGGTATCAGCTTCAATAAAATCTTTGTTTAAATCTCTCAAGTCATCCACGCGGATGCCGCTTGACCTTTTTACAATCCATCTTGGTTTTCCTGATACAAGGCAGTTTGCTTCTATCAGATAATCCAGCTTGTCGATGTATTCCTGCGTAGGCTTTGCGCATTCTATCATACCGATACCGTAAATACTGGATTCCTTTGGAATAAAAACATCCACCACAAAAGGATACAGACCGTGTTCATATAAGCCTTTTTGCGCAAACCGTTCATCTGTTTTTGTGCTGTATAACACCGTTTCTCCTACAATTTTGGTAAGGTGTACCGCTTCTTTTCCGGTTTCTGTACGGCATTTTTCGTAGCAGTCAATCAGGCAGGATTTTCCCTCTAATTCTTCTTGCTTGTAATCTCCGAAATAGGATTGAATAGTAGAGCTTGCGGCATCACTGGCAATTTCTTTATCCGGATATTGCTTTTTCAGTATATCGGTATCAACCAAAGAAAGCACAAATATGTATCTGGAATCCTGCAAATGATCAATATGCGGCTGTGCAAAGAACCGGAGTATATCAATTTTGTTAATGGTGATATCACCCAGCCCGTTGTCCTTACTGGAATCCCATCCAACATAGTAAATTCCGGTGCCTTGTTTGATTTTTTGCCACCAGACATCGGAATAGATCTTTTCAAAATCATTTTTTTCTAAAATAAGAGGTACAATTTTCGAAAGCTTCTCCGCTTCTTCTCGGTCGTTTTCCTCTCTTTCCAAAAACACCGGCTCTGGATAATTGTCCATCGCATCGGCGTGTTTGTTCCAAACGGCATTTAAAATAAACGGTGTGGTAGGCTCATGACCTAAATCCTGCTGATTTCCTTTTATATACTGCCAATGCTTTGATTGAAACCAATTTTCATTTACTCGGACTTGTTCATCAATCTTTTTCTTCGATTCTTTATATAGTTTCAGTGCACTTAGTATTTTCTTTGTTTCCAATATGTCGTCTTGCTTGATTAATGTCTTTTCTTTTTTGCCAAACAACATGGTAGCCCTCCCTAAATAATAAAATCATACGGTGTTTTAACTGTTTCACGCTTATACATATTTAACGGATCATCTCTTTCCGGTAAAGGCGCTTTTGCCGGTGCTTTCGGCGGTAAAATCGGTAAATACATACACATATACCGTGTTTCATCATAAATATGATCTTCTCCGTCAGTGTCAATATCTTCCGGTCTGACTTGACTATATACAATTGTCGGAATTGTTCGGATAAAATCGTGGCAGGTATTGAACACATACAACATCGGGATTCCGTTTTCGTCGAATGCCAGGCGATTGTGCAGTTGCATCTTTCCGGCAATACGTTCGTGGTCTCCTTTTTCAAAATAAAGCCCGTGGCGTTCAAATATCTTGGAAATACATCCGTCAGAGCCACGGCTTTCATCAAAAATAGCCGGATCTGCAACACCGATGATTCGATTTCCTTTTTCGTATTCCTTTTCATATTCTTCCGCAAGCTTTGCAACGTCATCCGGTGTCATTTGCATTCCGATATTTGGTTTGTCTGTGCGTTTTGTGTCCTTGTTCTTAGGGCTTCCGTATATTTCTGCATATCGGTACAATCTGCCGTCATTATCTGCCGCCCAATATCCAATAGAAAACGGTCTGGAATATCCCCAGTCAAAGCTGCGGTATCGTTTCCATTCTTTTGGAATGACAAACGGCTCAATGACATGCGTACCGATTCGGTCTTTATAGTGTTCAGGGTTGTTAACAAACTCTGTAAATACCTGTCCTTCAAATACGGACCAGTCACCATATAACAATGCTTTTCGGAGCGCTTCGGGTTTCTGCTCTAACTCAATGATGTAATTTTCTCCCAAATGCGGGTTATCGGTTGCGTATGCCGGTATGTACTGCCGTGTGATCTCGGTCGTTTTCCCTAATGTTTTTGATTCAATCGGAATATGATATATTTTAAACGGCTCTTTTCCATCAATGAATGCCGCTTTTACCCATCCATGACCAACTCCGCCCGGATTTGATGTGCAGCGAATACGTGGCTGAACGCTTTTACTTTTGGGTGCACGAACACGCGTTCTCAAATAGTCATATACTTCCTGTGGAAAGTGTGTCAGTTCATCAATATACAAACGATGCATTTCTGTGCCTTGATAGTTATATGCGTCTGTCAAATTCCTGCAATATCGAAAATGAAGCACCGAACCGTTAATCAGATAAAAGTCATGCGACGATTCTTTATATCGTCCTAATTCTTTTGGGATGCTTGCCTGTGCTTCCCGAATCAGTGTGTCTCGCAATTCCGGATAAGTACGCCGAAACAAATAACTGTCAATTCCTGGGTGTTCCAAGCTGTCTATCAACGCTTCCATTACCGTCGCTTTTGACTTGCCGCCACCCGCTGCTCCGCCGTATAGCAATTCATAAGCGTTTGATTGATGATACAACGCTTGTTTTTTGGTCGGTGTGTAGTTTATATTAATCTCCATCTTGTGACCTCGGAACGGTATGATTTATAGAAATATTGATGTTATCATCTGCGCTATCACGTTTTTCTCTCCATTTATCTGGGCGTCGGTTTTTCAGCCAGAATATTTGCGCTGTGGTGTTTCCCGCCATTGCCGATTGAAACAGCGCATTTTCAACCTCGAAATCAACGATTTCCTTACCCTTTTTTAAGGACTCACAAATGTCACCGTACTTGTTTTTCCACTCATACAATGTTTTTGATGTAATTCCCATATTATGCGCTATCTGTTCATCGGTCAGCCCATCACGCGCCCAACCCTCAAGCAGAATTAATCCTTCGTTTGTCAGCCAATATTCATATTTTCCTTTAGCCATCCCCACCACCTTCCTTTACGTTTACACATCTCGGCACAATGCAAAAATCAACATCGCATTTTTTAATATTGTTATATTCGCATTTATCGCAATTTCCTATGATTAATTCGGGTATGCGATGCTCTTTGCAGTATTCATGTTCAATCATAACACCTTTGCTGTTGTTGTATCCATCTATAAACCAGCATTCATCGCACATGTCTAGCAGTGCCAAACAATGCCGCATACCGTTCTCATAGCTGATATAGTCATATAAGAAGCCCAACGCATGAACCGGAGAAAGAAACGTATAATCCGGGTATTGTTTTACTAATGATTTAATTACCGTTTCAATGTGCTTTTTATTTGATTCTTTCCCGCCGTAATTGTGGGATAGATAGATTATCTTTTTGATGTCGTTCATGTCATCACCTATAATCTTGCATTCATTTCCTTTCTGGAGCCGTTCAGATATATCACCGGCGTATCGGTGCTTGACGGCTTGTATTCCTGTGCCTCACCATATCCGCCATATTCTAAATTAGCCGCCGTGTTGACGAACAGCTTTGTTACATGGGATATTACCGAATTGCAAACATCTACACGGAAAAACCCTTGTTTCATAATCATAGGGAGGTGGGTGTGACTGTGAATATATATGTCAGCATCCACTATACTCGCCATGTCTGCAAGCCTGATTGCTTTTGCGCCCTCTTTTCGTCCGCCGCCGGAACCATGATTGATATATACTGTATATCTCTGTGGTCTGTTATGTGTATGTCCTGATGTCTTTCCAAACCGTAAGAATATGATCGCACTGGTCGGAGAATACTTATCCGATATACCAAGCTGCATTGCGATGACTTTGGAAATGTCAAAGCCCTCTTTCCGGTATCCTCTGGCTTCATGATTCCCGCTGGTTATGCACAGGATTTTATCTTTGATTGGCTCGAATAACTCAACCGCTTTTTCAAGCTGCCCCATGATGTTAAACTCTCTTGTTTCGATATCTCCGATGGATGACCGGCTGGCATAGTCCAATATATCTCCGTTTAACATGCAATAGGCATTTTTATGTTCTGCAACATACTGAATGCGCTTCTTGATTCTTTCAATGTCGGAATGCTCGTCCCCGATATGTTCATCTGCGAATGTATGTAATTCCAGCATGGATATATTGCTAGGCAAATCACATTTGATTGCTTTCAATCTGTCATCCCCTTTTTGCGCAAATAAAAAAGCAACCATCGAATTGATGATTGCCTTTTGCGTATTTCTCTACGATACTATTATATCAGATAAAAAGCGAACAAACCGAACAACTTTAATGATTTGACAGAAATCTATTGTGAATCATTCTAATGCTATCCTCTGTATTTCCGCCAATCGTATCAGCAACAGCGTTCCACGTCATCCCATTGATATATCGCAAGGTCATAATCTGCCTGATTAAACTATCATCAATGTCATTTATGTACCGCATTAATCTGTTGTACTCATGCCAGTATTCTTGTATTTTAAGTTGAATTAATGATTTTATGTCGGCTATTTCTGCGACCGTTTTTCCGATTTTGTCACTAACTCCGCTTCCGTGTGGCATATCAGACAATTGCGCTGTTGTACTTTCGGCAATTGCTTTTAGTTGTTCCAGTTGTTCTTCTTTGGCTTTTATTTCTTTGCTAAGATTATACAGCTGCGACAATTCTTTTTTTGTCATCCACATCACCCCTGACATCTTGAAATTTGAATTTCCAGTTTTTTATAATCCGTTTTTTTTGTACAGCAAGAACCGCAAATGTCTCCATACTGTATCTTATACCCGCAATATTTACACGTCCTCATTTTTACCGTCCTTTTGATTGTCTAAATAGTCTTTTATGTGCTTGCAACGTTCATCGTATCTACATTTAACGTTATGGTAAACAACTAGTTCTCCATAAAAATCTTCATAAGATTGTGTTTCCACAGTTGCCTCAAATTCAGGGCAATTCTGACAATAATCGTCAACTATCAATTTGATCATCTTTATCACCGCTTTTCTTATCCTTTTTCAACTCATGAATCATGTACACCACAAATACTATTCCTAAAATCCCGCCTAGGCATAACAGAAGCTGCACGAACTGCAATAGCCATAATAGAAACGATGTCATTCGGTATCACTCTCCATCAACAATTTTTTCACATTCCTCATATATT